AAAAAATATGCGTTTGCCCCGGCTTTTGACGAATGGCGCGAGGGAGTAAAGATAACATCAGATGAAATAAAAAAAGCCGGAAAATTCCCTGACTAAACAACAAGACAACAAAAAAAGAACCTCCGGGGCACGTTCTCGGGGTTCTTTTTTTTCTGCTTTTTGGTTAATACCCTCTGTAACGCTCTACAATCAATTTTTATTTGTCGGCAATGTAGTTTCATTATATAGGACATAAAAACGTAATAGAGAGCCACAGAGAGAGAGCGAGAGGACACAACAAACAAACGTCAACAACCCATAAATAACAAGAGGGTAGAAGAACGGATACAAAAAAAAGGAAAACCGCCACCTAAAAGGTAGCGGTCAAATTTTTGCTTCGGTCAAATTTTTGCTTCGGTCAAATTTTTGCTTCGGTCAAATTTTTCAGTTTTCAACCACGCTGTCTATATATTGCTCTTCAAGCTCCTTTGTGTCCTTTGCGTCGCCGAGCGGATTGTTGGGAGTGAGTACAACTTCCTGTTTGTCGGCATAGCCAAAATTGTTCTTCATCAGGAAGATACCGGACACAGGGTTAATCTTGCCGTTCTGCATATAATCGACCATTTGAAGATCAAGAATTTTCATCGCTTTTTTTAGCGTGTCCGCCACCGCAGGATTTTTACCTTTTCGCCCCTCTCTGATTTCCCACAGATACCGTCTATCAATATCCATAGCAAGAGCCAATCCTGCAACACTTGGTTTCATATCGTCCTCGGCGCATATTGTGAAGTAGTCCTTTATCCTTTGTGTCACTTCTTCAACACTCGTCAAGTTCAGTTTTGGCAACTCAGCCAAGCGAAGCGAATGCAGAATGTATTTCCGATTGTCTCCCGGCTCAGTATGAACGGTCTGCGATTCCGACAGGTCGGGGCGTTTTCTCTTTGTGATTTGCTTGCCGACTTCTTTTGCTGTCTTATTATCCATAAAAATTACTCCTTTATTTTCTTGATACGGGCTTTAAGCACTTGCATCACGGTTTCGTGTGTGCCTGCACGCTCCCGTATGGCATCAAGCACATCCTCATCAACGCACCCCTGCACAATAAGATAATGCACATAAACCTTATCATACGGGGAGCCCTGCCGCCACAAACGGCACTTGCCCTGATCGTTAAGCTCGAAGCTCCAGTTCGGTGTAAACCAGATAATGTGCCGGCCGCCTGCTTGCAGGTTTAACCCATAGGCGCAGCTGCTTGGGTGCACCAACAGCACATCAACCTTGCCGCTGTTCCAGGCATCCTCGTCCTCAGTGCCTTTATAAACGCACACACGCAGCTTTGTTTTTTCAAGGGCGGCAAGGATTCGATCCTTGTCGTGCTGGTAGCCGTAGAAGGTGATACATGGCTCACCGTTTAGGCTTTCCAAAAGCTCCATATAGGCCTCGATTTTGCAATCGTGAATATGTACGGCCTTGCGGTCATTGTCATACATTGCACCACTGCAAAACTGTAACAGCTTGCCGGTAAGCACCCCGGCAGTGTTGGCGGTTATGGTGTCCTCGTCAATGGTAAGCAGCAGATCACGCTCAAATTGCTTGTACGCTTTCATTGTCTTATCATCAAGCACTACGGGGACATCGTGCTCGATACAAGCAGGTAACTCCAGGTAGTCCTCGGCTCTCATTGATATGCAAATATCACTTATAGCGTTAAGTACCGCCGCCTCGGCGTCCTCTTTTGGTTTGTAATCGGTAAAATGCCCCCCGTGTGTATTGGCGTCAAAGTACCGCGTGCGGAATTGTGTTATATTCTTGCCCAGCCGTGCGCCCTCATCAAGTAAATAAATCTGCGCCCACAGGTCCATAAGCCCCTTGGAGGACGGCGTACCGGTAAGCAGCACAACCTTTTTGCAAAAACGCCTTACAAGTTTCATTGCCTTAAAGCGTTTGCTTTGGCCGTTCTTAAAGCTTGTGCTTTCGTCAAGCACCACCATATCAAACGGCCACGCTTGCTGATAGTATTCAACCAGCCAAGGTATGTTTTCGCGGTTTATAACATACACATCCGCAGGGGTGTTAAGTGCTTTTATACGTTTTGCGGACGATCCCAGGACCGTAACCACACGCAGATGCTGTAAGTGATTCCACTTGTTTGCCTCCTTGCTCCAGGTACCCTCTGCAACCTTTTTGGGTGCTACAACCAAAGCCTTTGCAATGTTCCACTTAAAGTATTTCAAAATGTTTATCGCCGAAAGTGTTATTGAAGTTTTTCCCAAGCCTTCAACCAGGCCGCAAAAACAGTCCGACTGCCGGATCATTTACGATACGGTTTATACAATACGCCTGATAGTTATGCGGCTTATACTCCATTTTGACCACCTCCTTTTGCGTGAAAAGCAGCGTGTTCTTTTTGACTGCTAAACACCATTAAATTATTGGGATTATTATTCCGTCTGTTTCCGTCGATATGGTGAACAACTTCACCTGGTTTTAATGCTCTGCCAAGCATAAGTTCAGCAACAACCCTGTGCTCGTGTCTTGACAGGAACTTTGTGTATGTTTTTCCTGCGCCGGTATTCAAGTGTGCCTTTCGTAATTTCCATCTCACCGTCGGAGTCATACGATGCTTATTAAATTCAGCGTTATGCGTGTGTAAAAATTCGCTGCTTTTTGAGAAATCTTTATATGCATATCCGTTTGGGTTTAATGCCTTTGTGGAATATTCATCAAAGCATTTTCTACAACAAAAGATTCTTTGCTTTCCGGCAAATTGACTTGGATATCGGGAGATCGTTTTTCCGCACCAATCGCATTGCCGCTGTACCTTACTCATTCCTTTGCACCTCCCTTACGAAAGCCTCCACCTTTTCCTTGGTGTCTATCCGCAGCACCCTAAAACCTAATCGCTTTATCAAACCGCAAACATATTCTTGCAGCTTACGCAGTTTTTTACCGGGTGCCTTTGTTTCCACAAAATATATACGCCCATACGGCACAAGCACAATGCGATCCGGTACGCCGTTTTGTCCGGGGCTTACAAACTTTAATGCCCAGCCGCCCAGATCATTTTTCACTCGATCACACAATTCTTTTTCAACAGTTTTTTCAAGCATCGTTTTCCTCCTTTTCTAACTTTCTCACGCGCGCACGCATAATACATGCAAACAGGCGGGTTAGAGCGTAATTTTACTCTCAAACTCTCTAATTTTATACTTTATAGGAAAAAATGTTAGAATGTTAGAAAAGTAATAAAAAACCTTATTTTATGCGGTTCTCGGTCTAACATTTTTTCTAACATTCTAACAAAACCCTGTTTTTGCGTGTAAAAATGTTAGACGGCATTTTTCTAACAATTCTACACGAAAAGCAAAATGTTAGATGCCAATTGTTAGATTTTATTAAACCCACGCTGTGTGCCATACGGACCAAAATGTGAGGTACCGGTAGACTTTTGCCAGCCCGGTGTTGCTGTCATTATGGCGTTAAGCTCTCTGGTGTCGGTGTTTTTCATTTCTTTAATGTTGCCGCCGAAAGCCTCGCACCAAACCTCAAGGGCGCAAATGCGATCACGGGGCACAAGGTGCAGGCTGTCGCTGCCCATTGTTACGCCGCCCCAGAACATACGCCTTTTATCAAGCGGCCACTTGCTCCAATCGTCCGGCACCGGGCGCTCCATAAATTCACGCACGATACCCTCACGGCTGGATGCCTCTCTGTGTTCCTCTTGCTTTTCTTTGGCAGCATCCTCAATGGCACCGGATAAGTAAAGAGGCTCACCGGCCTGCCAGCGTACATATGCCTCAGCCCACAGCTGATCTATTTCCGGATCGAGGTCACGCCATACGCTTTTGGTGTGCCTCTGTTCGCCGGTGTCTATCGGCCAAAAGCGGCGGTTGCCGGTGGTGTCCTGCAAGTATTCAGCGGTGTTGGTAGTACCGAAAAAAATGCAAGTGCGGGGCAGTTCCTTAACATTACGCCCATATGCCGCACGGAAACGATCCGCACGGAGGCTTAAAAACTGCTTGATGCGACTTACATCGGTACGCCGGAAAGCATCAAGCTCCGATACCTCCACGAGCCAAACGCCCTGGAGCAGTTCGCTTGCCTCTTTGCCCTCAAAGGTGCGTATGCTATCATTAAACCAGCCACGGCTCATTTTATCCAACAGGGTGCTTTTACCGATACCCTGCGGGCCTGCCAAAATAACCATATTGTCATACTTGCAGCCGGGTGTCATAGCACGGGCAACGGCGGCGGTAAATGCCTTGCGGGTTACAGCCCTGTTGTATGCCGTATCTTTTGCGCCGAGGTAGTCTATAAAAAGGCAATCGAGGCGGGGCACGCCATCCCACTTGCCCTGCAAGCCCTTGAGGTAGTCCTTTACATCGTTAAAAGCGTGAGCGTTGGAATGGAGGGAAAGAGCCCCATCCACTTTGCCGTTGCCGGAAATCTTATACACACGCTCAAGGTACCAGTAAAGCCCTTGATTATCGTTATCATCCCACAGGCGGCGTTTTTCCCGTTTATCCCACGGCAGGGAGCCGAGCACCTCACCACGGCCGGCAAACTCGTTAAGTGCAAACTTGCCTTTAAGCAGGGGATCGTGCTCCAGGATAATACGCACATTGTCAATGGTGGCTTTAACGGCACCCGTCTGGGCGTTCTTTTCAAGCAGCACCATCCAATTTTCCGGCTCCTCGCTCTCATCAGCGGTGATGCCGTCAAAGTCCTTAACGGCACTTTCGTACCGTTCCTTGCTTATAAGTGCACTAACATCCGAAAGCCCGCAGGCATACTCACACATAGCAAGGTAGGAGGGCAGGCGGTTGGTGGGTGAGCCTGCGGCTGCGGTATCGTCCTTATCGCCGTACTTGTGCAGGCGCACAAGGTCAAAGGCATTTACAAGGCGGCCGCCGCAGGGATCTGTTGCGTGGTGGCTGTATAAAAATTTGCCGTCATCGTAAAGCACGGCGCCGCCCGTGGTAGAGCCTCCGAGGTATGTATATCTGCCGGGCATATTGTCAACTGGCTCATAAATACCGGGGAGCAGCTCGTCCATCGCACGCTGTATATCATAGGTGCGGCAAAATGCACCCACAACGCCGTTTTTGCCGTCCGGATCGCCTTGCTTTACTGCCAGCTTGGTAAACTGCGCCTGCCCCGGCAGGGCGGGCCACTGTGTCATATCGTGCCAATCAGTGTACTGTGCAAGCAGGCCATCGGCAGATAAAAAAGGTTTATCGCCCACAACATACACATACTCACTATCACGGCAGCAGCTCGGCCAATACATAAGGCGGCTGGGCTCAAAGGTTGTGGGATCGGCGTATTCAAGGCCTATATATTCAGCTGCTTTACGGGCGATGGGCTCGTATTCGTCAGCCGTTACAGTTCTGTCAAGCGGAAAGAGCACACGCAGACGAGGGGCAGCAGGCTGGTGCTTTCGGGTGCTGTAAACACAGTACCCACAGCCCAAACCCTCCACAATGCGGAGCACATTGTCTTTATGCCCTGCGGGTATGTTGTCAAGGTCAAGGGTGATAATATCACGCCCGGCCACATTGTTGGCCTTGCGGCGCGGTCCGTTAAGGGTACCGCCGACAAAACCGCCAATATCCTTGAGATCGTCCTGCTGCGCTTTTTTTAAGTTTAGGTATTCTGCAAGGGTTTCGGTGCCCCTTGCGGGCACTTTTAACTTTTGCCATAATTCCGATACCATAAGCGTTTGCGTGGTCCATACGGTTGCACGCCTGCTTGCACCGGAGGCTATGGCGATTTTACGATCATATTGCATAGCGGTTACTCCTTACCGCCCGCACCCACGGCGGTGGGATCGGCGTAGCCCTCGCTATTGTAATAAGGGTTTTTGCTGTTGCCCATTTCGGGCACCTCCTTTGAACACAGAGGGCAAACCTGGATGCCCTCCGGAATAATCTCGCCGCAAGCGGCGCATTTATCTGCATCAGCCATCGTTGTTTACCTCCTCCGGAAAATGATATTTTGTTACTGCAATAGGAAAGTCCTCAATTTCACTTGCCCATACACAAGAGCCTTTGCCGTTAAGGCTTTCCCAGATATACGGAAAACCGCCTATACCGTCAAATAAACTTGCCATTGTGGGCTTTGCACCGCAGCATAGTGAAAGCCGTTGTAATACATAAGTCCAGGGCGGTATGGCTATACTGTTGCCGAGGGCTTTGTAGCGTGCGCTGTCGGTGCTTTCTTTATGTACTTTGCCTTTGCTGTCCGTCCATTCGCCTATATCCGTCCAACCGTCCGGAAAGCCTTGCAGGCGTTCACACTCAAGCGGTGTAAGCCTCCGCACAATGTACTGTGCCTGGCTTTGTTCCTCGCATACACCAAGCGATGCCTCGCCGGTGGAGCTGCCTGCCGACAGGCAAGGCGTTTTGTTTTCGTCTGTTATAGGATCTTGCAGCAGGTGAAAACCCACTACACAATTAAAATTTTGTTTGTCTGGCATCCGTTGCCCCCCCCCCTGCGTTCCTTG